TACAAACCTAACCGGCAACCTTATCGGCAATCAGTACCTGCTGACATGGGACGCTGTGCCTGACCTTGATTTGTCTTACTACCGCGTGCGCTATGCGTCACCAGATAGCGGTGGTAACTATGAGAACTCGGTTTCACTTGTGCCTAAGGTTTCCCGCCCTGCTACGTCGGTATTTGTTGCCGCGCGTAGCGGAACCTACTTTGTAAAAGCCGTGGATAAGCTGGGGCTGGCCTCGCTGAACCCAACGACCATTGTGCTCGATAGCAACATCAGCGCGGTCGAGGCGTTAAACGTGGTGACAACCATCAACGAAGCGCCTGACTTTAACGGCACGTTTGACGATACGGTAGAGTTGGATGATGACGACGCCTTGGTGCTAAACACCAGCCTGTTGTTTGACGCGCTTACGGGTAATTTTGACGATGCTCAGGGCTTATTCGATGGCGGCTCAGGCAACGTAGATGCAAGCGGGTTTTACTACTTTGCCAATACGCTTGACCTTGGGCAAGTTTATATCGCTCGATGCACAGCGAATATCTCAAGCATCCGCGTGGATTACGTTTCCTTGTTTGACGCCGCCGCTGGCAACTTTGATAGCCGAGCCGGTGACTTTGATGGCGACGTAAACGCCTTTGACGATACCGACGTGCAAATTGAGGCTCGCATTACCGAGGACGACCCCGCTGGTACGCCTACATGGTCAGCGTGGCAATCGTTCTCAGTTACTGACCTCAAGGCTCGCGCAATCGAGTTTCGCGCCAAGCTAACAACAACCGATGACCAGGCCACGCCAAAGGTTACGCAATTAAGTGTGACGGTTGACATGGCAGACCGAACCGAGTCAGGCGACGATATAGTATCTGGGGCTGGCGCTAAAGTAATTACGTTTACCCGTGGGTTTCGGGCTACACCGGCAATCGGTATCGGGGCGCAGGATATGCAGACGGGCGACTACTATGAAATCACCTCAAAGTCGCGCACGGGGTTTACAATAACCTTTAAAAATTCATCTGATACGGCAATTAGCCGGAGTTTTGATTATGTAGCCAAAGGCTACGGAGTGGAGTTATAAGTATGTCCCAGCACGATATGAACATTGCGAACCAAGGTTTCCCAGCCTTTCGCGCAGACCTAAACAACGCACTCGCTGCCCTTGCTAGTACATCGGCTGCTGACACCGAGCCAAGCACCATATTTGCCAACCAGCTATGGATGGACACCGCGAACAACATCCTAAAGGTTCGCAACGAGGCTGATGACGCATGGATTAACCTTGCCACGTTTGACCAAACAACCAACGCGGTCACATACATCGATGGGGTGGAGTTAGCCAAGGTCATCGTAAGCGATGCCGTGCAGACGTTTACAGCCGCCCAACGCGGTGCTGTTGCTACGCTATCCGAGACCGCCACAATCGCGGTTGACTTGGCATTGAGTAACAACTTCACGGTTACGCTTACAGGCACGGCGACAGCCGTAGGCGCACCAACTAATGCGGTGGCTGGTCAGAGTGGCTCAATCTTTATCGTGCAAGATGCGGGTGGCGGCAATATTCTTAGTTGGAATACAGCGTGGAAGTGGGCTGGTGGTACTGCGCCTACCCTGAGCACGGCTGGTGACGCTGTTGACCGTGTTGACTACATTGTCAAAGGTGCAAGCGAGATACAAGCCGTGTGGACTGGAGGTTACGCAGGATGAGCATTATTGGTTCAAACATCCTAGCGGGTGCATCGGGTCAAGTTGGTGGTGGTGCTGGCTACACTATTGAGAACTCCCTGCGCTTACGGTCAAGTGCGTCTGCTTATTTGAATAGGACTTTTGCATCCGCTGGAAACCGCAAGACATGGACGTGGAGTGCTTGGGTAAAACGTGGGGCACTTGGTGGAAATCAAGCGCTTTTTGAAGGTGGATGGGCAACAACTCCTTGGCTTTTCTTTGGATTTATTAGTGACAATTTTTACTTCTCGACTACGGCTGGTGTCAGTGCCGCAGGTGAATTAAAAACTAATGCAGTATATCGTGACCCCTCTGCTTGGTATCACATTGTCATTAAAGTAGATACGACACAAGCAACGGCATCAAATAGGGTTGGAATTTATGTGAATGGGGTTTTGCAGACAATTCAAGTGGCAAACTATCCGTCACAAAATACAGATTTACAAGTCAACAATTCTGTTGCTCACCAACTTGGCGGGTATTCAACTTTAAATTTTGACGGATACATAACCGAAGTCAACTTCATTGACGGTCAACAACTAGACCCATCATCCTTTGGCGAGTACAACGAAGACACAGGCGTATGGCAACCTACCGAATACGAAGGCACATACGGCACTAACGGCTTCTACCTGCCCTTCAGCGATGCAACTAACACGACAACGCTGGCGGCTGATGCAAGTGGCAACGGCAACGACTGGACACCTAACAACATTTCGTTGACCTCTGGTGTTACTTACGACAGCATGACAGACACACCCACGCCTTATGCGGACGGTGGAAATTATGCTGTGTTGAATCCGTTGCATAAATCCGCTAACGCAACTGTGTCAGATGCAAATCTAAAGATTCGTTCTGCCGTCACAGGACAAAACAACTTTGCAATAGCAACAATTACATTACCAACAGACAAAGTTTATTTTGAGGTTACGGCTGGTAATAATACTGGTGCAATAGTAGTTTGTGAAGTGGGCTTAGTAGTACCTACAACGCAATCCTTTGCTGGAACAAACAGCGGTATTCAATGTGTCAACGGCGGTTTAAACAAGATTGTTAATGGTGTATATACCTCAATTGGTGGTGGTCTTACTACTGGGACGGTACTTGGTTTTGCTTACGATTTAGTCAATGGATTGATGACCATTTACAGAGATGGCACCGCCGTTGCAACCGACGAAACGATACCAACAACATTTAGGGCGGTTCTTGCTAGTGTTTACAGGGATACTGCAAACGATGTCGGATGGGAGTTCAACTTTGGTCAACGCCCATTCGCCTACACACCACCCACAGGCTTCTTGCCTTTGCACGCGGGTAACTTGCCAGACTCGACGATTGTTAGCGGAGATGACTACTTCAAGACATATTTGTACATTGGCAACGGTGGTGGTTTGCAGGTGGGTGAGATTCAGAAACCGTTTACAACTTATGAAGTTTCAAACAGTTTACGCCTAAGAAGTTCTGCGTCTGCTTATTTGAATAGGACTCCTGCAACCGCTGGAACAAGAACCAAGTTTACTTTTTCTGCTTGGGTTAAACGGGGGCAATTAGGAACTAGACAAAGCATTACGGCAGTTCGCCAAGGAACTTCAGATTATTTTATTTTAGAATTTCAAGCTAATGACACATTGAATCTAATAAGCACAACGAGTGGCGCAGTAAACACAAACCTGATTACATCACAAGTTTTCCGCGACCCGTCTGCTTGGTATCACGTTGTATTTACTTATGATAGCACTCCAGCTACGCCAAATGCTTCTAGCGTGTATTTATCTATAAATGGAACAAAAGTAACATCTTTATCAACAGCAACTTATCCAAGTCAAAATACTAATATTTATTATAATGTGTCTAGCGTCGAGCATGATATTGGACGGTTGGGTAATTTAACTTTTTACTTAGATGGGTATTTAGCTGAACTTAATAATATTGACGGTCAAGCCTTAACCCCATCAGACTTTGGCGACTACGATGGTAACAACTACTGGGTTCCTAAAGCCTACACAGGCACCTACGGAACCAACGGTTTTTACTTGGACTTCAGCGACACGACAAGTACGGCTACCTTGGTTGCAGACCAAAGTGGTGCGGGTAATGATTGGACTCCAAACAACATTAGCCTAACCGCTGGTGCGACCTATGACAGCATGGTGGACTCGCCTACGCCTTATGCGGATGCTGGAAATTACTGCACATTAGACCCACTTTTTGGTAGGGCTGATGCTGGTGGCGCTTACGGGACAACAAATGGTAACTTAACTGGAGCCAACATCGGTGCTGGTGGTTGGGCTATGCTAGGCTCAACTATGTTTATTCCAGCCGCATCTGGAAAATATTATTTTGAATGTACCGTAGGAGCAGCCCCACAAACGATGTCCGTTGGTGTTCAAAAAGCAGGTACTCCTTTTGCCGCACCTTACATTGTCGGGTACGCAGGAGATGCAAACGGCTATTCGTATGCGAATGACGGATATAAGTTTAACAACGGGAGTTCGGCTTACGGCACTACTGCCACAGTTGGTGATGTTATTGGTGTAGCGATTGATGCCTCTGGCGCAACATCGTCTATTGAGTTTTATAAAAATGGCACTTCGATGGGGGTAGCTTTTACGGGGATTAGTGGTGGTTTGATGCCTGCCTTATCGACTACCGCAGGAGCGGGGAACTGCAATATGAACTTCGGTCAACGCCCATTTGCATATACACCGCCAACGGACTTCAAGACACTTAACAGCTTCAACATTCCTGAAGTAACTGATGACTTGGAAACGCCTGACTTGGTGTGGATTAAGTCAAGAAGTGCGGCGCAAAGCCATACTCTGTTTGATAGTGTGCGTGGTGTACATAATTACTTAGAGTCCGACGATACGGCGATTGAGGCAACGGATGTTAACTCTTTGCTTCAGTTCAACAAGAACGGATTCCTGTTAGGGGCTAGCGCGGCTGTTAACACTTCTGGTAATACTTACGCTGGTTGGGGTTGGAAAGCTGGTACAGCCTTTAGCAATGACGCAGGAACAAACGGCGCAACCATTGCAAGCGTGGGGTCGGTGAATCAAGACGCTGGTTTCTCGATTGTGACTTATACGGGTAATGGGACTTCTGGTGCTACTGTTAGCCACGGCTTGAGTGTTGCTCCATCTTTGATTCTGCCAAAAGTAACGTCAAGGTCTGGAGACAATTGGCACTGTTATCACAGCGCATTGGGTGGAACTAAAGGAATTATTTTAAACGTACCGAATAAAGAAGCTACTGACGCAGGGTTTTGGAATAACACAAACCCATCAAGTAGTGTATTTACACTTGGAACATATAACGTTTTCAGCGAGCAGGACTATGTAGCCTACTGTTTCGCCGAAGTAGAAGGGTATAGCAAGTTCGGTAGCTACACGGGTAATGGGCTTACTGACGGGATTTTTGTGCATCTGGGATTTAAGCCAAAGTTTATTTTAGTGAAATGTTCTAGTAACGCTTTTGACTGGCACATTACAGATACAAGTCGCTCAACATATAACCAAGCAGACACAGTATTGTTTCCTAACTTACCTAACCAAGAAGCTAATGGCACTGGGTATTACTATGATATTTTGTCCAACGGATTTAAATGTCGAAACCTTGGAGCCGCCACAAACGGTAGTGGCTATACATACATCTACATGGCCTTTGCCGAAAATCCATTCAAGAACTCACTCGCACGATAAGGAAACATATGTACAAAGTAAACAACAAACCACTCCCACTCGACCGTGCCTTCACGCTGGGTGACATTCAATACCCTGCAAACTGGCTACGCAGGTCAACAGCTATTGCACGACTAGCCTTGGGTATTACATGGGAAACTGAACCAACCCGTGCCGATGACCGCTTCTACTGGTCAGGCGACATCACTAACCCCAAGGCATTGGAAGACCGTGAGGAGGTCGACGAAGACGGCAACCCCATGTACGTCAAAGTGCTGGGTGAAGTTGACGGTGAGCCTGCAATGGTGGACAGCGATGAGCGTCTGGTCGCTAAGGGCTTGAAGTCCAACTGGATTGCTCAGGTCAAGGCTACCGCTGGAACAATGCTGGCTAGTACTGACTGGATGGTTATTCGCAAGGCAGAGCGTGACGTGGCTATCCCAGAGGCCGTGGTTACAAGCCGTGCGGCGATTGTGGCAGAAGCCGACCGACTTGAAGCGGCGATTAAGTTGTGCGAAAATGTTGAGCAACTGATTGCCGTTGTGAGCGCTCAGAACTGGGAAAATTAAACCATGTCCAACGAAGTCCAACTAACTGACGCGCAGATTGACGAAATCGCTGAGAAGGCGGCTGAACGTGCGTTCCAGAAGATTTATCAGAATGTTGGCAAATCGGTACTCACCAAGTTGACGTGGATGGTGGGCGCGGCTGTCGTTGGCTTATTCATGTGGCTTGGCAACAACGGCTCGCTGCCTAAATAATGCTACTTGAGTTGGCTGCGGCTAACGCCGCGTTCGCAGTCATCAAGCAGACGGTGGCTAACGGCGGCGACATAATGGCGGCGGGTCAGCACATCTTCAAGTTCTTTGACTCCAAGTCGGAGATTGCGAAGAAGGCCAACGCATCAGGCTCGGATTCAGAGGCTTTTTTTGCGCTAGAGCAGATTAAGCAAAACGAAAAAGACCTGCAAGAGATGTTTATCTATCAGGGTCGGGCTGGTCTATGGGATGACTGGCTGAAGTTCCAGAGTGACGCCAAACGCAAACGTGAGGCAGAGGCCAAGGCGATTGCACTAGAAAAGCTAAAACGTAAACAATTGATGTGGGCTTGGATAAACGGCGTATTGATTGTTATATCGGTTGTGACTGGGCTTATCTTTATTGCTGGCGTGGTCTGGGTGATAGTTAAGCGCGGTACTTTTTAACCGCAACCAAGGATATATATGACTGCTTTATTGGACATGGTTCGGCTGCCTAACGCTTACTACGGCTTATTAAATGACAACTTTAGCGGTTGCGAGGCCGTCAACATCTTTGGCTTTAACCGTGACGTGGCTACGGACTTTGAGACGCTATGGAACGACACCGGCTCTTATACGTTTCCGTCGGCACAGTCTGTTTTAACCGTTGTATCTACATCGGCAAGCGACACTATGACGTTGCTGATTAACGGCCTTGATGAAAACTACATTCAGCGCCAAGAAGTTGTTACGCTAACTGGCACAAGCGCAGTCACGACCGCACAGCAATTTTTCCGCATCAACAGCGCCGTTATATTGACTGGCTCCAACGTCGGCAATATCACCATCAAAATTGGCGCGACCTTACACGGCTACATCGAGGCTGGTCAAGGCGCGACGCAAGCGTGCGTATATACCGTACCGGCTGGCAAGTCGCTGTACTTGCTACGCATCGACCTAACGTCAGGCACGGTCAACCCAAACAAATACATCACCTACCGGCAAACGCTGCGCTCCAGCAACGGGCGCATTTTACGAGTAGCGGAGTCAACGTGGCAAACAGACCAACAATCGTTTGACCGGCAGATACCTTTTAAGATACCTGAGAAAACAGACTTTCAATTCGAGGCTAAGTCTTCAAGCGGCTCAAACGAGGTGTCTATATTCGTAGAGGGATTGATAGGGTGATGAATGAACTTATATCAATGGTGTCGAAGTTTGCTCCGGCTATCGGGACTGCGCTGGGTGGTCCTTTGGGCGGTATGGCAGTTAGTGCGCTTGCTAAACAATTTGGTGTCGCGGATGAAGTAGCGGCGGTCACAAAGGCAATTCAAGCAGACCCAGAGGCCGCCTTAAAACTAAAGCAACTTGAACATGACAAATTTAAAGCTATCCTTGAAGATAAGGCTAACGCTCGCGAGCGCGAGGCTACTGTGGCTGCGAGCGCAAACGCGCCTCTCATTAGTAAAATTGTCACGCCAACTCTTGCGCTTGGGGTCACAGGCTTATCGTTCTTGCTATTCGCGGTGCTCATCTTTGTTGAAGTGAAGCCCGAAGCCAAGGACATATTGATTTACATCTTAGGTGTCCTGTCCGCTGCGGTAACGCAAGTGCTATCGTATTATTTCGGTAGTAGCATGGGTAGCAAAGACAAGGATGAGAAACTGCGTAACGCCATTAAATAGGGGTTGATATGTCCGTATGGTTGCCCGTGTTGTTTATTTGTTTGTCCGCTAACAACAACTGCGAGTTTTATTCGGGCGACATATCAGTCTCTGTTGAACAATGCGCTGCCCAAAACGATAAGGCCGAGGCGCTAATAAAGCGAAGCGGCAAGGCACAGGCATACCGAATGGCGTGCATAGAAATCAAACCGAAAGCGAACGACTCACTATGAAATTTGCCGAAGCACTCGACCACGTTTTAAAGCATGAGGGCGGCTTTGTTGACCATCCTAAAGACCCCGGTGGTATGACCAACCTCGGCGTCACCCGCGCAGTTTGGGAAGATTGGGTGGGGCGCGAGTCAAGCGAATCCGAGATGCGTGCGCTAACGCCAACCGATGTATCTACATTGTATAAACGCAAATACTGGGACAGGGTTAAAGGCGATGAACTGCCAGACGGCCTTAACTACTGTGTGTTTGACGCTGCAGTTAATTCGGGCACGGGCAGGGCGGCTAAGTGGTTGCAGGAGGCCGTAGGCGCGGTTGCTGACGGCGCTATTGGACCGAATACATTGGCAAAGGTCGCAGAACACTCACCAGATGCTTTGGTCAATGCTTACTGCGATATACGGATGAATTTTCTAAAGGGCTTATCAACCTTTGAGATATTCGGCAAAGGGTGGACTAGGCGCGTTGATGGCGTGCGTCAGGCCGCGCTAGATGCAAGCCGAATATAAAGTAGTCACTAGGAAGTCAATTCTCTTGGCGTACCAGATGCTAAGAGGCATGGAGCCGTTTTGCGGTTGGAAGCTGCCCGCCACCATACAGACCAAAGTGGTTAACGACATATCGATGTACGGCTGCTTTGAAGACCCCGACATAATCACAATCAGCACGGCTCGCGTCTGGGACGTCAGCCAGCTAGTCGCCACGGTTGCCCACGAGATGATTCATCTGCGGCAATACCGGCTAAAACAATTAGATGACACGACACCGCATGATGCTTACTTTATGGAGCAAGCGCGATTGGTGTGCGTTGGCCTCGGCTTTGACAAGGAAAATTTCTGATGAACAAGCGAATCATTACCAACGAAGAATTTATCGAACTTTGGCGGGTGCATCAGTCAGCGGCAAAGATAGCCAAGCTAACTGGTATTTCCGAGCGCAACGTCCACCACCGCCGCCGCGATATTGAAGCCAAACACGATACCGTACTGGTTGCGGCAAGCAATAAAAACAGCGTAGCGCAAGCGTATGGGCACATCAATTTGGGCATGGAGAACGGCACGGTCATTGTGTTTAGTGATGCCCACTTCCAGCTAGGTCGGCGCACCACGGCCTTTAAAGCGTTGCTTTGGCTCATTGGTGAACTCAAGCCCAAGGTAGTGATAAATAATGGCGACGCCTTTGATGGCGCACAGGCGAGCAGGCATCCAGCTAACGGGTGGGATGTAACGCCGACGATTATTCAAGAGTTAAACGCTTGCAAAATGTTTCTTGGTGAGATTCAAGAGGCCGCTGGCGACGCTAAATTTATCTGGACGCTGGGCAACCACGACGCTAGATTTTCTACTCGGCTGGCAACCGTAGCGCCAGAGTTCCAAGGCGTTGAGGGCTTTCGGCTAGAAGACCACTTCCCTGATTGGCAACACGTTGTTAGCTGCATGGTCAACGATTCAATAATGGTTAAACACCGATGGAAAGGTGGAATACACGCCACGCATAACAATGCCGTCGGAAGTGGTGTGAGCGTCTGTACTGGGCACCTGCACAGCGCCAAGGTCACGCCTGTGACGGATTACACGGGCACTAGGTATGGGGTTGACTGTGGCACGCTCGCCGAGGCGTTTGGTGAACAGTTCATGTATGCCGAGAACAACCCGCGCAATTGGCGGTCGGCTTTCGCGGTGCTAAACATTGTAAACGGGCACCTCTTGATGCCCGAGTTATGTATGGTTAGCGACCTTGCGGATGATTGTGTGGAGTGGCGGGGGGAATTGATTGACGTGAGCGAGTTTTGACCACCGATTCATTCGTGGTGAACCGATGACCATTAGCACATTCGTAACGGCGGTATGTTGAACCGTCGCCGCGCTGCCTAGTTTCTTTTACGTCGCACCAAGCCCCGCATGGGGTTGGGCACTTCATTCTTTGACGAATACCCCATTTGACAGAAGCGTGCCTTTGCGGTCTTTAATCTGGCTGTATGCCGAATCCATGCACGACACCAAATCAATGTCTTGGATGGCGCAGTAGTTCACAAGGCAGACCATCACGTCACCCACGGCGTCTACGATTTCATCCTTGTCGTTCTTGATGGTGGCGTCAGCCAGTTCACCCATTTCGGATACGGCCTTAAGCAACTGAGCCTCGGCTGTGCTGTTCTGGATGATGCGCCGGGCGGTAGACCATTGCACTATCTTCATCTCTACATTCGCGTAACTCATACTTTCACCTCACGACCATCTTTGTAAATTAACTTGTTGTTCCTACGGCTGGGGTGCTCTTGGTGGTCATCAGCGCCCGGTCGCACGGCTGGCATGGTCAATTCGGGGCAAGTGTAAACGCCTTGCATCTTGCTGAACGATTGCGATTGTGCAACCTCGATTTGCTCTTTTAAGTTCATTTGTTCTCTAACGCCTTTTCTAGTTGGTTGCGAGCGCCGTCAATATCAAGCGCCTCGAGTCGGTTGCATTGGTATCCACCAAAGTCATTCATATACATTGCCTCCAGCGTGTCTAGGAGGTCTTGCGCTGCCTGTTCTACTGTCATGCTACGTCCCTATCAAAAAACAATTTAAAGCGCTCTAGGAGCGTCTGACGGCGTCTTAGCAGTATTGTCTGCCACCATATATCGTTTGCGTTCATGTGCGACCGTGTAGGCGGCTCATAGCGGCATCCGATGATAACGCGGCCTGTGTTGTAGCCGTTCACGATAAGGCCACCACGATGATTGCGGGCACGGTCATTATTGCCGCGACGATAACTGCTGATAATACGTCTTTCATTTCAATCCTCCAATGCGCGGTCGCGCTCAACATCATACTGGTCTGCCATGTAGTCATCGTAGGCCTCCGCTGCCTCAATGTCGTATGGCTCGGTTTCTGCTGGTTCGTAGTTGTAGTCTTGCATGGTGTTCCCCTTTTGATTATTCTTGGCACAAAACCGCGTCTGAACCCCACTTGTCGCCAGTGCGGAAAACAATGGCACGAACGCTGGTGATTGAAGCGCCGCCAGTGGTCACCCATGCAGGAGCCATCTCATCACGCTCAGACAAACCAAGTTGCTTTTGAACGCGACTGTTAGTCCCGATGGGAACAAACTTGCGACCGTATTTTGCCGCCTCATCATCAGATAAAAGCCAAGATGCGCCAAATTTTGTATCAATGACTTTTGCCATAACGCGACGGTCGCCATCATACAAGCCGCCAAAAACAGCCATGTTGCCGTTCTCAATAATTGCGGCTTTTTCTCGGTCAACTTGCGCCATAATGTCGTGCGCCCATTGGCTCATAAAGCCATCGGTGTCACAACGCTCGAACGATTCGTAGCTAGCGTCAATATGCTTAGAAGCTGAGTCGCGGTATTGTTGTGCTGTTGTCATTTTAAAATCTCCCGTTTGGTTGCGATGATTCATTATAACCACAAAAAACCACAAACAAGCAAGAGATAGTAAAAATATTTTTAGTACGGGTCAGCCTAGTTGTTTTTTCAGCAAATAAGCGATATGACCCGACACCGAACGAGACTCGGCCTTGGCTTGCGCCTTGACCTTTTCGTAGACTTCGATAGGTAGCCGCATAGTGACGAATTTGCTTGTTGTGTCTTTTTCCATAATTTACCTTTGGTTTACCAAGCGCCGAACCACACGCCGATGCCGTGTATCCATGCGACTGGGAAGAATAATGCGCCCGCAATCAGGAAGCCCCATGCGTCCTGTGCTATGCAGACAATGATGTGCGTGAGCCAGCTACCCGCTAGGATAGCCAGCAACGCGATGCCAAGTGGTTCCTGCATCGCTTGTGCCTAGAACGGCATATCGTCATCAAGGTCAGCAACGGCTGCCTTAGCAACTGGCTTGGCGGCCTGTTGGTCTTTGGGCTTGAAGCTGAATGACATGAACTTTTTGCCGTTGCTGGCGGTCTTGAGCCATGCGCTCATCCAAACCTCTTGCCCGCCCACCAAAGCGGAGCCGGTGTAGTCGGGGTGGTTGTCGGTCTCTTTCTTGTCGTTCTTAAACAACGAGCCGCTGTTGTCTTTTTGTTCGTATGCCATGTCGTTTATCCTTTGGTTAAAAAATACTGTGCGAATGTCTTGCCGTTTTGCTTTTTGTCCACCGTCTTGATTTCGTACCCGCGACCGCGTAAGACGTGAATAACCGCCGCCAAGCGGAAGCATCCGTAGTGCTCCAACGCCTCCAACGGGGTGATTGACTTGCGGTTAAGGTGGGTCAAGATAGATTCAATTTGCGATTTCATTGTTTACTCTCCTAGTTTTGCTTGCAGGGTTTTAAATTTAGCGTTCATCTCATCCAAGAACTTAATGATTTCGCTTTCCATGTCCTCAACGAACTTTTCATCACGCTCTACGCGTTTTATGAATAGTTGTCCGTTTTCGGGCATCCTTGGGTCGAAGACCGCGTAGTCACACCACTTCCGCTGCGTGCAAGACATTTGCATTTGCATTTGAGCGAAGTATTTATGCGGCACGGTTTCGTTAATAAGCGTATCAATCATCGTCGCAGTGTTGGGGCACTTAATCTCGACCAAGCCATCATTGCCCACCAAGCCGTCTGGAGAGGCTCCAACGCCCTCAATCGTCGGGTGCGGCACAAAGCCAATCTCATCGACCAAAACATTTTTACGAGCCTCATACGCGGCTCGCGCAAAAGTTTCTTGGTCTGAACCCCATTGCATCGCGGCGCTATTAAACGACTCGGCGACCTTGCCTGTGAATTTCTCAACAATCAGTTGCGCCATGTAGTTGTCGCGGCTCGCTGAGTAGCCAGATTTAGTACGCGCCATTAAATCAGCTATACGGCTTGCGGTCACCTTGCCAGCGCGAGCCGCAAACCATTCTTCTGTGCCTTGCTCCATTACAGTTCTGCCTTTCGTGCGTTTTTAGCAGCGATGATTTGCGACTTCAACTCTGGGTCTGTGCCGCACGCTTTTAACGCGATGGTGTAGTGTGTTTTTAAGTTGTCTAAACTGTCTGCGGTTTCAACTGCGACCAAGTAGTTGTTAAACACGTCTGCATCCATGACGTATTTGTACTTGCGCGTTGCCGCGTTGCCATCGTCATCTTCCGCAGCGATACCACAAGCCGCCATCACCGAGTAACGACGTGCGTATGTAAGCGCCGAGCCGTAGCCCTGTGGGTCTTGCTTGCTTGCAGGGACGTGCAGCTTGCCACCGCGTATGGTCTCGCCTGATTCGTGCATAAACACGGTCTCGACGGTTACGCCTGTCGCATCCTCTGACGTCTCTTGCAACAGCGCGATGCCGTGGTTTAACAGCGCGTCGTTGACGGCCTCCAAGCAACCGGCAAGGTCTGCGTACTTGCTTTTGAAATGCGGGTTCGTGCTAGTCTTCAATGCTGGCGCAAACTCGCGCTTGGCGGCTACAAAAGCCTTTGCTATGTGGTTCATTTCCATCCTCCTACTACTACTTCATCAAAGTGCTCTGCGCCAAATATCGTGCCCTCAAAATGCGGCATATCCTCGGCCTCCATCGCTTGCTCCAGCGACATAACCGCGTCGATATAAAACGGGCTGAGTGGGTCAACCAAGGTCTTGAGCAACGCCAAGCCCTCCGGATTGATTGAGTAAACTCTGTGTGCCATATTGTTCCCCTTTTGTGTGTGTAGCGACTTGCTACGGTGTAATTATAAGTGAAAAAATTTACGTTTAGAGTAGGGGATAACCCTATTTACAAAAATAAATTTCTACCCTCATAATCCGCCATGAACCCAACATTTCAAGACTTTATGGCAGACCTGAACGCCCTTGTGCGTCAGCAGCCTGATACCGAAATCGAGGCCATCATCTGGTTGTCTAGCTTGCAATTCAACTGCGTCATGGCTATTGAGACTATCCAACGCAACGACCTAAACAAAGAGAATTTCGGAGGCACAGACTGATGAGCGACCCAGTAAACCACCCGCCGCACTACACCGAGCACCCGTCTGGAATCGAGTGTATTCAAGTGACTGA